ACATAAGAGATGAGTTTAATTTTAAAGTAGTTCAAGTCGAAAGAAGTTTTGTTTGGGAACCAGACGCATTGTGTAATGAATTTTTAGATAAGTTGGAAGAAAGAAAAGCTAAATCAAAAAAACCTATGCTATAATTAGCCAATGGAAAAAAAATATTCAAAAAGTCATCCAATAATTTTAGGATTAGCTGGTAAGGCTGGTAGCGGTAAAACTTCAGCCGCTGAAGCGCTCTGTCCAAAGGGTTCAATTCAAACAACAACATCGGGAATTGTATGGGAGCACATCTTTCACGCTCTTCCGCTTTACGAGTTAGCATCCATAAAAAAGAATATACAAGGCTTTAATGCAAAGTCTAGAAAATTATACTCCATTCACGAAGTGCTGTTTGAGATATATGGTAAAACAGCATTGGGTAGAATACCTTCATATGAAGATTTCGTAGAGAAAGTAAAAAGCATTTATGATCTTCCAATAGAGGAAGAAGGAATTAAGCCAAGAACTTTTCTTCAGACCGCAGGAGACATATGCAGAGACGGTTATCCCGAATGCTTCTGTCATTGGGCTGTTGTTAAGAGCATGGATCTATACAGAAAAAATACTAAGGAAATAATTAAAGAAGGTGGTG